AGCGCTAGCTTTACCGCCTTGACTGAGGCGCCAAGTTTTTCATATTGCTCTTGCTCAAACTTCTGCCCGATGACCCCTACGATGTTGCTTGTAGAGTGCTCCAGCTGACGCGACAGGTCGGAAATCGCCGAAAGAATCCTTTCCCCATCTTCTGTCTGTGACGCATCTTTCCGTCCAGGCTCACCGCCGAAAACTTCTTTGCCTTCCCTCACTACGGAAAAGAAAAGCGCAGCAATCCGTGCAGCTTGATTGATCGGATCGGTTGGCGTGGACATTCGTGTTACTCCGCATGAGGTTC